TTTTTGAGTTTAGGAGACCGAGTTTTTCCGCTGCGGGGGATTTATCTTCCACCTGAACCCCGGAATCAGGTTGTTCTGCGTTATCTTGCATACTGGTATGGCAGTAAGTCCTTTTAATACAATCTAGATACCGCTAGAAGGCCCGGTAATGCCGTTGTGGCAAATTTGCTATTAACAGTCAATACTAAACAATACCATTAAGCCTTTTAGCTTCTTCTCTGTAATGGTTTAACGTATTTAATACCAAATTAACGCCATCGGCTCGTCCAGCCGCATGAATCCTATCTTCGCCCTTTGTGTCTTGGCTAATAGTAATTAGAACTTCTTGTTCCTGAAGCGCGTTAAGAATTTTGCATAGCTCATCCCAAAGCAAACTCTTTCCGCTAAACCCAAAAGCGTTTTTTTGTTCGTCCGTCATGCTATAGGTTGCTGGCCTTGAATCTGACTAACTCCAATGCGCCCAATTTGCGCGTTTTGCTGCTGCATCATGCTCATTTGCAGGCTTTTCACGTAGTTTTGGAACAACGCTTGAAAATTCTGGTCCTGCTGAAGTGCCGCCTGAGCCTTAGGATTACTCTGAATAATCTGCTGCGCATACTGCATTTTAGTCGAAGCGGCAGGATCGTTTTCTTGATAAAGCGCCTCATTACCCAAAAGCATAAGGGCAATATCGCTTTGAACGTCCTTAAACATTTTCTGACTAGCCTGCTCCTGATTAACAATCAAATCGTTCGCCATTTCAGGCGCAACAGCACGAATCAACATTTCTGTGATTCTGTTCTTATTAAGAACGCCGCCAGTGTCCATTTGACTGATTTTAGTCAGCCCTTCAATTTTGCGAGTCAAATGCTCTGGATCAAGATCAAGAATATCAAACCGGATATTTAGATCGAATTCGTTGTGAATATCGGACACGTCATCAGGCAGTGTGCCGCCTGTAATCCGTTGAATTTCTTCAGGAGCCATAAACTGGCAACACAGCGAAAACATCTGCCGGAACACGTTACGCCATGTCATCAGCCAGCTATTAACAAGCATCTGCTGCATCATCTGCGTTTTTACAGGAGGCACCAACATATTAGTTGTGCCAAAGTAAGCCGCATGATTAGCCTCAACCCGTTCAATCAGCTTAAACGCCACGCTCGGCTCACGAGCTGGCGGGTCCATAAACGTATAATCGTTTTGGTTCGTTACCGGGAGCGGCAACCCCGGAGCCACTTTATTGATTGCCCCAATTCGTTTAACAACCTTAATGGGCGGCAGTGTGGAAAACGCGGTGTGATCCCGAATCGAATCGTGCTGCGCTTTAATCTCATCCTGATCCGTGCTAGCCAATTCAGGAACGCCACGGGTATCAGTAATCGCTCGGCGCAACTGTTCTCTGCGAAACTCTACAAACGGGTATTCACCGTGCGCATAATCAAGACGTTCGTGTTTGGCGTAAGAACTACCATCATCGTCTCGATTAGAAGCCGCTTGAGGACATAGAATCGTGTAAAAAATAGCAGGCGCGTCTCCGTCCATGCTTTTGGTGTAAGCATAGACCACTTCAACCATGTTGTTGTAGTTGGTGCCGTTATACACCAGCATGGTCGTTGTAGGCAGCAAATTGATATTATAGAACGTGCTACTCTTACCCAACTGCTGAATTGCCTTTTCCACCCAGTCTGGGTTCCAACCCTCCGTGATGATTTTTTCACGAAGTTCAACCTCAGACATCCAAGTCCGCCTAAAAATCACGCGGCTACGCTGCAAATCCGCCGTTTCAGGCGGGAAAATAATTTCGTCCCAAGGCTTAAGCGCCACAATCTCAGGAAGATTTCGGCTAACATACTCTTCCTCTCGATAAGACTGCCCTGTCTCAGCCAGCTCTTTGACAATTCGTTTGGCGTCTTTTTTGGAGATACCCGGAGCCGTTGACGCAATAATCGAAGCGGCTTCTTCCGGTGATTCCACAATCAATCGCGGCAAATCCTGAATCGCCTGAACATCAGTCTGCTGTGATACAGCGACAATCTCCTCAAGGCTAATAGGCCTATTCCGCTTGGAAATCTTCTGGTTCCAGCCAATAAAAAATGCGCTCCAACCATACTGCATTGCATACTGAGCCGCAAGTTCCGCTTCTTTACGAATTTCCTGCGGCATTTTACAGTCTTTAACCCACTGCATTAACGACGTGGCAATTCCACTAATCTCAAGGTCGTTAAGCTCCACACCTGAAGCCCGAATATCTGACCGTGAAAACGCGGTCATTAAAAGAGCCGTCAATTCGTTACAAGTCGAATCAATTAGCCTGTTCCGAACATCGCTTGCCCCTTCAAACGGCCAAGCAGGACTGCCTTCCGGGCGGTTTTCAGAGTGTTTTTTCCCATCATCCGTTTGTCCGGCCCAGCGAGAAAACCGGATGTTATCAAATTTCGTCACCAAGTTACCCTGAGACGAATTAACCATACTGCGGTTATATTCGCTCAATAGCTCGCCTACGTCTGGGTTATCAGACGCAATAGCAAGCGGGTCAGTCGGTTCAAAATTTTTCATCGGCATGGCGTTATTACATTGATGATACTATTTGTAAATAACTAATAAGTTCCGGGCGCGTTCACTTTCTGCCAATTCTTACTAAAATCAGCGCCAATATGTTTTGGAGCCATAACAACAAGATACCCTAAAGCGTCAACCGGATCTTTAGACGCGCCTTTCTGTCCGTCAGCCCCGGTCCATTCGTTCATAGAGTAAATTAGATTCTGGCAACTTTCATGCACCATGATTTTAGGGTGATTAAACTCTCTGTGAAGCGGTTTTTCCCGGTCAAAACACAGCAAATCGTTAATTAGCAGCACCCGTTCATCCACTTTAACGGCTGCGCACGGTGTAAAATACATAGGTTTTGTAGCCTGCGCCAATAGATCAAGCAGCGTAACTCCGCCGTCCTTGGTAATCGTGTCCGTGCCTGCGCTCCGAGGGTCAATGTATCGCTCGGCAATATCTTCTTCCCCCTCAAGCTCCACGATCATCTCACTATACTCATCCACCCCTTTTCCTGCGCCTTGTTTCTGTGCGGGTCCGGGAGAGCCGTCGGCTTTATCGGAGGGGACGGACCATTCGCCATAACTCTGATCTGGAAACTCTCTGTAAATCCAGATGATTCCATACTGATCCACACGCGCCCAGAGCATAAACCAGTTTCGAGCGCCAGCAGGGTCGGCCACCATGTAGTTAGTTCCTTCAGGAGCGCGTTCCATCACATCCTCAGTGAACATGTTATACTCACTGAACATCGGAAACTGCGTCCCCGTAGTCTGTTCTGCCCATCCGTAGGCGCGAATCTTAATGTCCCCTGTGCTGCGGCCTTTCAGGGTGGTTTTCATCCGCTCCCAGTTGTTGTATGGGTTTAGCTTACTGTGAAACCACACAACGGAGTGTTTTCCGCTAAACGCCTCGGCATAAACCGGCATGTTACCGGGAGGCACACCCACAACATTTTGATTTGGCAGCAGTTCACTTTCGCGCCATTTCTTAATCTTACTCGTTGAAACGTAGGATTTCACAACCTGTGAATACCCTAGCAACGGAGTAAACGTCACAAGCAGTTTCCCGTTTCTTGTTACCAACCGATACCGAAGCGTGTCCAGCCAGTCAGACGGCACCAGTTCATCGCACCACACGTAGTCCACTTCTGCACCTTCAACCACTTTAATATCCTGCGAATAGTTCAGAAACCAAATTTGGTTCTTATTATATACAGCAGTGTTGTCAGAAAACCCGTTTTTCTGAGTCCAGGAAACCTGAGTGTGCTTCGATCGCTGTGCTGATTTCAGTTCTGATGGCAGATATTTATAGAACACGTTCTGCTGGCTGCTAACACTCGTCATGTGGGTCGTGTGCAGGCACCAGATTCGAATTCCCCTATTATCAGAGCGTTCTTTTACCCATTCCGGGGCGTTCCCGCTTAAATCCGCGCCTAGAAACGCCTGCGCCATCCGTTTTGCCGCAAATTCCGATTTACTGCTCCGGTTGCCGCCAAGAATTAACAACTCATCGCAGCGGTTCAGCACAGAATCCGCATCTCTCCATGAATCAAGGTCGTTTCCATATCGGCAAGGGTCCATTGTTTCTGCTCGAATCCGCTCTTCTCTAATTAGAAGTAAATCGAGCACTTTTTGAGGGCCGACGTTCAGCATCATCTTGTAACGCTGCGCTTGGTCAAACGACGGCATCAACGGATGATCCGTCATTTTAAAATTTATCACCTTAGATTCGATTTCTGGATTCATACTTTAATAAGCTATTTAGTTATTATCCATATTAACGTTAGCCTTTAATAATAGTTCCGTTTTTTACCATAACACGCATACCCGGTTTAATCCTGCCGAGCATTTTACCAGTGCGCACCGGCATGTCGTTAGATAGAATAACAAACCGCTGATTCTTGCAGAGCTTTTTAACAACTTCATAGCCGCTTGTATTAAATTCATAATCTCCACATGGATTTTTAATAAAATCATCAGGATATTTCTCTTTAATAATCTCCGCTTCATACACGCTCTCCTGCTCCAGTTCCGCAATCTTTTGCATCAAGATCTCAACGGTATCAGTATGAGGATACAGCTCCAAGTTATGCGCTTCGACCAACAAATCGGGCGTTTTGGGCGTGACAGCAGGGAGCGTGACAACCGGCGCAACTCGCCATTCGGGGTCAACCATCGACTCATGCCACCACAACTGCATCCCCTTGCCCCGGCGCCTCAACTCCCAATGGTGTCCTTTGACGTAATCCGTGGCTTTGGCTTTCACCCCGGCGTTTTTCAAGTCGTTTTCGCTTAAACAGAATGCGGTTTTCATGGCTTAACACCTACATTTTACAAAGCTGGGTTGCAATAACAATCCACACACCCCCGCTTTTGCGCGCTTTGCCGCCTAGGCCGCGTTTTTCGGCGCTGGCAAGGTCACGATAGCGGATCGCCATTGGAATGAAGAATAACGGGGTTTTCTCCGGGATCGACGCCCTGCCCTGTGACAGCGGTTTGTGACAGTGTGACAGGGCTTGTCACAAATTTTGTCACGCCCTAAACCCTTCATTTTCAACGCTTTACTACTACTACTACTACTTGTGACAAGAAATAATAATATATATATAAGAGAGTCAATCAAAAGGGGGGTGGTATAGGGGGTGGGGTGCTGTAAATGGGTCTATATATGTCTATGATTCGAAAAATCCTGTCACAGACGGTTTTTTGCGTCGTAAGTGCCTGGTTTTGTGGGGTTTAACCTGTGACAAAGTGGGTGTCTTGGGGTGTCACGTGTGACAGAGGCCCTTTGGAGAAAAAAATTTCAGTCGACTGAATGCGTCGTTTCTCCGATCCAACGCTCGCTTTGGACCCCCTCCCCCGGTCTTATATCGTGACAATACAAACCCGACTATCAAACGCTTATCCATGTGGCTATCGAGTCACATAGAAACCGGTTATCAAACCGGCTATCGCATAGCATAGAAACCCTATGC